AATTGTCAGAGTTTCCTGATGTAGATGTTGTAGCCTTCATTGCTTTTAAGTCAATTATTGATGGTGCTTCGCAAGGTAATACAGCTACAAAAATAGCCATACAGACAGGTCATTTATTAGAAGATGAAATGAGGTTTAGTGTCTTTGAAGAACAGGATCAAAGGTACTTTAGTGCGGTCAAACAACATATAACTGATACAACCCACCCACGTTATAGACGAAACATGATGATAGGCCACATGAGAAACAAGGGTTTGGTGTTTCAGAACTGGGCAAAGGAAGAGAAGTTACGCATAGGTATGAAACTGTTGGATCTTTTGATCAATACGTTGGGTATGGTTAAGGTCACAACTAAACGGATGGGTAAGACTACAAAAAATTATGTGGAGTTTACTGAAAGTATTAATGAATGGATGAAGAAACAGAGGTCTAGCAGGCTTGCAAGCTATCCAATCTATATGCCCTGTGTAGAACAACCTATTGAATGGACAAGTGCTACTGAAGGAGGATTTCATACTAAACGACTGCAACATATCAAAGCTATTAAGAGCAGGGATCTTTCTTACTTACAAGAAGTATCAGAAAGAAAACCAACAGCGTTTTTTCAAGCATTAAATTCTCTACAGAATACGCAATGGGAAGTGAATATAGATGTTCTTGAAATTGCTCAAAGCTGTTGGGATAGAAGTATAGAAGTGGGGTGTTTAATAGATGCTGAAACATTACCATCAGTTCCAAAGCCTTTTGATATTGATACCAATGAAGATGCCAGATTGAGATGGAGAAAGGCAGCTAGTCTCATTCATGATCAAAATGCACACGATAGGATGAAACGATTTCAATGCCTGACATTATTGGATACAGCCCTTTATTACAAAGATGCTCCTTTCTTTCATTGTTGGCAAGCAGATTTCACCGGACGAATCTATCCGGTAGCATCTATTTTTAATCCACAGGGTAATGATTTATCCAGAGCCTTACATAGATTCCATGTTGGAGCAGCTATTACGGATGAAAAGGCTAGGAACTGGTTAGGAATAGCAGGTGCTAACCACTGGGGTCTTAGTAAAAGTAGCTATGAAGAAAGAATAGAGTGGGCTAATACAGAAGGCTTTGCTTTGGCTGATCAGATTGCAACTAATCCAGAATCAACTGTCAGTATATGGAGTCAGGCAGACGAACCGTTTCAGTTTTTGGCATGGTGTATTGAATGGTTTGAATTAAGGCAAGAAGGCTATGGGTATGTATCAAAGCATCCTGTCCTGTTGGATGGCACTAATAATGGCTATCAACACTTTGCTGCCATGACCTGTGATCAAGACCTTGCAGTTAAAGTAAATCTTATTAAGTCTGATGAAGTACAGGATCTATATGATGAGGTGAGAGCAGAATTATTAACTGATCTTGCTGATAGTGATGAACTGTTAGCTGTTGATTGGTTTAACAACCGAGAAGTTATTACAAGAAAACTGGTAAAGAAACCAGTAATGGTAATTCCCTATAGTGGTACGTTGTTTGGTATCACAACTTCAATTAAAGAATATTTATATAAATACAATATAGATTTGCCTTGGCCTTTAGATTCTTTTGCACATAACTATTTTCTAGCCAGAAAAATTATTCAGACTGTTAAAAAAGTATGTCCAAAATCATCAATCATTATGGAATATCTAACAGATATTGCTAAATGTTATGGTAATGAAAGTAAAACAATGAGGTGGAATACACCATCTAAGTTTTATGTAAATCAAAATTATTATGTACAAAATAGTAAACAAATACGCACCAAAATAGGCACGAGTACTGTGTACTTATCACTTAATGATCAGACAGAAGAGGTAAATAATAGAAAGTCTGCTCGTAGTTTTGCTGCTAACTTTGTTCATAGTTTAGACGCTGCTAATGTACATTTAGCACTAGAGAAAAGTACTAATAAAGGACTAAAAAACTTTACAACTATCCATGATTGTTTCGGATCTACTGCTGCTGATATAGAAGAATTTATTTCTTGTGTTAAGCAATCCTTTGTCGAAATGTACACATCCAATGTATTAGATGATCTATACGATCAGGCAGTACAACAGTTGGATAAACCAAGAAAACTACCGACACCACCAGATTTAGGAGACTTTAATATCTGTGAGGTTATCAATGCACCATATGTGTTTAGTTAGTGATAAAGGATGACAGATATAAAATGTACGATACGATCAATGTTACGTCCAACAAGGACGATTATAAAAGAACTTACACAAGAAATTTCCAAATGATTAAATCAGAAATTCTAAACATCACATCACCAGTATGTCTATTTCAATTTGCATGGCTAGTTGAACCCGATACAAAGTTTGATGCTTCTGGTATATGGCAGGTTGAATGTCTTATAGAACCAGAAAAGTCACAGGACATTGAGGAACAACTCAATGGTTTGTTAGACAGATGGAAATCACAACTAAAGATTGCCAACCCTAACAAGAAGTACAAGCTTGCACCTTTACCTTTTGGTTTTGAAGAGATAGATGGCAAGCCATACTTCAGAGTAAAGACCAAGATGAAAGGTGGTGGTTTCAGATCAGACGGAACACAGTGGAAACAAAGACCACCTGTTTTATTTAATGCTGATGGTTCTCCTATGTCAGAGGATCAGAAGGAAAAAGTAAACAAGTGTGGTCCTGGTACAACTGGGCAAGTCAATATGCGTTGCAGTGGTTGGGAAAATCCTAGCTTTGGTGTTGGTATTAAGATTCAACCCGAAGCTGTCATCATTCATAACCATGTCGAGTACACTAAAACAGCACAAGGCTATGGCTTTGAAACAGAAGAAGCAACCCAAGAAGAAGCTCCCAAAGTCCAAGGGTTTGAAACAGTCGGGGCAGACGAATTTTAGAAGCAAGTTTGAAGCAGCAATAGCAGCTACATTACAAGCAGAAAAAGTTCAATTTAGTTATGAAACACTCGATATTGACTACCAAATCAGTTGCACTTATAAGCCTGATTTCATCCTTGACAACGGCATCTGTATTGAAACTAAGGGCTTCTTCTCAAAAGAGGACCGCAGAAAACATGTTGCGATTAAGACGCAAAGACCCGAACTAGATATACGATTCTGTTTTCAAAATAGTAAAACAAAATTGAGTCGTGGCAAAAGAAGTTTAACCTATGGTGCTTGGGCAACCAAGCATGGTTTTCTTTGGAGTCATGGCTCTATTCCCAGAGATTGGTATGAAGAACAAGAGCAATTATGTAAGGAAAGAACCATGCCCTGAGTGTGGAAGTAAAGATAATTTAGCTATTTATGATGACGGTCATGGCTTCTGTTTTGGCTGTAGCTATACCTATCAACCACCAAAAGAAAGACCTAGAAAAAGTTTTATTACGACTGTGAAAAAACCATTACTAAAATTTGTGACACCCAAAGCTTTACCTAAACGTGGTTTATCGCAAGAGACTTGTGAACTATTTAACTATGGAACGTCAGAACATAATGGAGTTCCAGTACAGGTGGCAACTTATGAAGATAAGTTAGGTAGACCAACAGCACAGCATATTAGATTTCAGAACAAAAAATTTATATGGCTTGGTGATGTTAGCGACCTACAGCTTTGGGGTCAAAAGCTTTGGAGACAACATAATACAGGCAATATGTTTGTCACTATTACTGAAGGTGAGATTGATTGTATGTCTGTATCACAGGCTCAAGGTAACAAGTTTCCTGTAGTAAGTTTGCCTTCGGGATCACAGTCAGCTAATAAATATATAGCAGCAAATTTAAAATGGTTATCTCAATTTGTACGAATAGTTCTGTGTTTCGATAGTGACGAGCCTGGCATGGTTGCTGCCGAAAAAGCAATTAAAATCTTACCTGCTGGCAAGGCAGCTATATGCAGACTTCCAAGAAAAGATGCTAATGAAATGCTCCTCGCAGGAGAGGGGGAAGAACTTAGAGATCTCTTATTCAGAGCGACACCTGTTAGACCAGATGGAATACTTAATGCCAGTAACCTCTGGGAAGAACTAACAAAGAAAGGAACTAATAGCATCTGTCCTTTTCCATTCCCTCAACTGGATACTTTCACTAGAGGATTTCATAAACAACAGATGATATGTATAGCAGCAGGTAGTGGTACTGGTAAATCAACTATCTGTCGTGAACTGGCTCATCATTTCATAAAGAATGATTTGACTGTTGGATACATAGCTTTGGAAGAATCAGTACAGAGAACGATGCAAGGTATCTTAGGTGTCGAGGTAAACAAACCACTGCATCTTGAAGAGAACATTGAACATGAAAGTTTAAAGCAGTCGTTTGATAAGTTGTTCGGTACAGGAAAACTATTCTTATATGATCACTTTGGTTCTATTGATCCAGATAGATTAGTCGAACAGATACAGTATCTCGCTACAGCAGAAGGTGTAGATGTAGTGATACTTGATCATTTAACAATAGTTGTGTCAGGAATCTCTGACTTAGATGAAAGAAGAGCTTTGGATGTGGTCTGTACCAAGCTCAGACAGGTGGTTGAATCTACTGGTATAGGTTTAATTATTGTCTCTCATCTGCGTAGGCCAGAAGGTAAAGGACATGAAGAAGGTAATAAGGTAAGTCTTAACCATCTGCGGTCTTCTCATTCAATCGCACAGCTATCAGATCTTGTAGTTGCCTGTGAAAGAAACCAGCAGGGAGATGTAGCTGAAAGAGCAGAATTACAGCTACGAGTGTTGAAGAATAGACATACAGGAATGACAGGTGAGATAGACAAACTATTGTATGACGATAAAACTGGAAGGTTAGTACTTCCTATGGAAACTTATTTTGGAAACTAATGACTTTACTAATTGACGCTGATTGGCTGATCTACTCCTCATGCTGTGCCTGTGAGCAAGACATTAAATGGGATGACAACTTACATACTCTTCATGCTGATGAAAGAGATGTACATGAAATGGTTGATGGAAGAGTTGCACATTATCAAACTATTGCCGAAGGTGATAAAGATGTTGTTATGTGTTTCACAGAGTACCCAACCTTCAGACATACGATCTATCCAGAATATAAAGCCAACAGGAAACATAAAAGAAAACCTTTAGGACTAGGAAAAATTATTGAACAGACTAAAGAACGGTATCAATCTGAAAGCTACTCAGGGTTAGAGGGTGATGATGTTATGGCTGTACTTGCCACCAGTAAAAAATATCCAAACCCTATCATTGTGTCAGTCGATAAGGACATGAGATCTGTACCCTGCACACTGCTTGCAGGTGATGACATGGAACTTATAACCAAACGTAAGGCTGATAGACATTGGATGATCCAGGCTCTTACAGGTGACTCTACTGATAACTACTTTGGTATAGATAAGGTAGGACCAGTAACAGCAGAAAAGATACTAGGTGAAGCTAAAACACTTGAACAGATGTGGGAGAAGGTAGTGGCTGCGTATGAGAAAAAGAAATATAACTTTGCTGATGCTGTTCTTAATGCACAACTGGCAAGGATACTGAGAGATGGAGACTTTGATTTTAAAACAGGTGAAGTATCTCTCTGGACTCCA